ACCCAGGTCGGATGCTTTGGGGGGACGGTTCCTACTTATTTCCAGATTTGGCTGAGCTGAATCGTCAGCAGCTGCCGCCCGTGTACCACCGCGACGGCTCGTGCTATCTCGTTACGGCGCAGACGGCGCGTCGTAAAACGATGATTGGACAGAGACATGCCTGGCTCGACGTCGAGCGCGGCAAATCCTGGAACGTTGACGATTACGTTGACCTAGCGATCTGCGAGGCACTGCTATCACCACCTTGATCGCCGAATTTGGATTGACTCACGAAGGCTCCTTGGGCAATGCGTGTGCGATGGTCCAAGCGGCGTTTGTCGCTGGCGCCGACGCAGTGAAATTCCAGCACCACGTGCCCGGCGAAAGCACTAGCTTGCACGCCTTCAGAGTGCCGTCGCCGCAGGATCTGACGCGTAACGAATATTGGCGGCGCACATCGTTTTCCGTCGCGCAGTGGGAGAGCCTAATCGAATTCGCGCACACGCGTCTGGTCGACATCGGGATCACTCCGTTTTCACTCGCCGGCTTCGAAGAGATCAAACATCTCGGGTGGGACTTTTTCAAAATCGGCAGCGGCGAATGGGACCGCATCGACTTACTCAACGCAATCAGGAGCACTGGGCTCCGGGTGTATCAATCACTGGGGTTATCACCACCTTCCGCACTGGGTTTATCGCCACCATCCGCAATCCCACAATGGATCTCGAATCCAGAGTGGGTCCTAATGCTTTGCTGCTCCGATTATCCTTCGGATCCGCGGCGGATCACGATCGATCGCAGGTACGGCTTGTCAGATCACAGCGGCAAGATCTGGCCAGCGATCAAGGCGATCGCCGTCGGCTCACCAGCTGTCGAGGTGCACGTCTGTTTCCACCGTGACCAGTTCGGGCCCGACGTGGGATCGTCGATCACGTTCCAAGAACTTTCGCAGCTTGTCGAGTTCAAACGATTCAATGAAATCTTGGGAACCGACCCCGTCACCGACAAGGAGAAGCAGGCGCAGTACGCCGAATATGCACGCTGCAAACAAAGGACACTCTGAACAGTGGGGACGGTTTCTAGAAACGGCCAAACCGTTTTATCGTCGTACCGACTCGGTCGGTGGCCGCAATCACCTGTTGTACTACCAAGCGATTGCCTCGGTCTACCAAGGTGGCGCCGCGATTGAACTCGGGTGCGGCCGTGGAACGATCAGCCAGTACCTCACCGAGCATCATCCGACAGAGAATTTTACGGCGCTCGACGCTAGCGGAACTGCGCTTCGGAGACTGCGCGAGTTCTTTGTGGAGCGCGGCATGCGCCTCCCGAGAATCGTTAACGCGCAGGCTGACTGCGTTCCCGCCGCTGATTCCAGTTATTCGCTAGTCTGTTCAGTCGGTCTGTTCGAGCACTTCCAGCCGACTGAATTGACCGCGGTGCTTTACGAATGCAATCGTCTTGTGACGCCTGACGGTTGGAATTATCACGTCGTGATCTATCCGACGGAGGCAGGGCCGGGAATGGTTCAGCGATACAACGTGGCGCCGCCGGTGTACGCGCAAATTGACGTGCCTAATCAGACGACTCGGCCGCTGCCAGCTGCGCGCGCACCGGCGATCGAAACTCCTTCTTACGTGGAGTATTGGAGCTGGGAGGGCAAACAATCATACGAAGCCGAGTAAGAATCAGCGTCGTGCTGGTGGACCGCGCCAATTACGGTCGGCTGCTGCCGGTGATCTCGGTCCTGAAGCGGGAGCCATGCGTCGAGCTGTCGTTTGTGCTTGGCGGCTCGATGGTTCTGCCGCGCTTCGGCCACACTGACGACGAGTTTTCCCTACGCGAAGTGCGCCGGCTGTACCACTCGGTCGAGGGCAACGTCCCGCGCAGCCAAGTACAGTCGATAGCGCTCGGCGTCAGCGCTTTCGCAAACGCGTTTGCCGAACTCGCTCCCGATTTCGTGATAATTATCGGCGATCGCTTCGAGGCGCTGTCGGCCGCAATCGCGGCGAGTTACACCGAACTTTGCGTGGTCCACGTGCAGGGCGGAGAGGTATCACGTACGATCGACGACCGGACTCGGCACAGCATCACGAAGCTGTCGCACTACCACGTGCCGGCCACCGCGACGGCGGCAGAGCGGATCGTCTCGCTAGGCGAACCTCGCGAGACGATCTTAACGATCGGTTGTCCTGGGATCGACGTGTGCGCGCCGTACAGAAAATACGAGAGGTGTGGCGAGCCGATTTGGATTGCGCACCCGGACGACGAGACGGATTGGCAGGGACTCCTGGCGACTGCGTTGTCGCGGTGGCCGAATCTGTCGGTGTGGTGGCCGAATATTGACGCGCGCAGCGACGAGATCACAAAGGCGATTCGCCGTTTGCGGGTGAAGTCGACGGTGAAAAATATGGACCCGGACCGGTATTGCCGCACGCTGGCAGCGACACGACTGGCGATAGGAAACTCGTCGAGCTTCGTCCGCGAAGGGTCGTATCTCGGCACACCAGTGTGTCTGTTGGGGTCGCGCCAAGACGGCAGGGAGATTGGACCGAACGTTATCGCGCGCACGATAGAAGACGTGCCGGACGAAATCCCCGCTGTGATTGGCTGCGATCTTTACGGCGACGGCAACGTCGCCAAGCGAGTCGTCAAGGAGCTGCTGGGCCGGGATCCGTACACGAAAAAGGAGAACGACTTTGAAATCCCGACCTCTGTTGTGGTGCCACCCCTCGACGCACTCGCCGCTAGAGCCGCTGCTGAAGCAGCACTTTGACCCGGCGGGCTACAAGAGATTCGCCGACGTCGTGTTTTGGCCGTCGGTCCAAATTTGTGATAGCCGTGACTTTCCTTACGCTTTTGCTTTTGCCACCAACTGCACGAACGCGGATCACTTGCACTGTCCCGACGGAAAAAAGGTGTATTTTCGCACCTCGGACCTGTTGCAGGACGTCTGGGCGACGGCCGAGCACACGATTGCGCTGCTGCTGCAGGCGTGCCGGACCTCCAACGATCGGCGAGAGTACCGGCGCGAACTGCATGGGCAGCCGATCAAGATCTACGGCGACGGGCGAATCGCTCGGCAGGTACAGCAGCTCCTGCTACCCTTCGAGCCGCGATTCGTAGGACACGCGAACCGTGCCCAGGCGACACTGATCTGTACGAGATCGCTCGCTGGTGACGACTTCCAACTCGCGGATTGCAGTGGAATCCTCGTCAACACCTCGCGAGGGAACGTGTTCCCCGGGGCCGACGGTCGCCGCGTTGCGGACTGGCTAGATAAGTCGTCTGAACGTGTTTACGCGACGGACTTTAGACCGCGCGATCCCCGCCTGCGCGACCATCCAAGGTGCCTCTGGACGGACCACCTTGGTGGTTATACACGCGACAGCACCCTCAAGACCCAGCGAATCGTACTTGACTTGCTGCTTGAAGTCGTCAAGAATCTGTGAATCTGGTCGGTCAAATCCGCACAGTCCCTTGTTTATTGTTTATTGTTTAGCCAGTTGTCAAATCGACGGGCGAGCAGTTTTGCTTGCGCGTCGATTTTTTTTGGAGCTAAAAAAAATGTCCAGAGTCAAGGAACTGAGAGAAGAGCGCGGGGCGATCTACGAGCAGATGCAGGAAATCGCGAAAACCGCGGCGACTGAAAAACGTCAATGGACTCCCGAAGAGCGTGAAAAATTCGACAAGCTGGAAACTGTGGAGGACGGCCTGTCGCAGACGCTCACGCGTCTGGAAAAGATCGAGGCTCGCGAACTGGAAGACGCGGAATCTGAGGATCGTCGCAAGCAGTCTGAAAGGACAACCGATCGTACTGGCGTTCCAACCGCACGTGAACGCCGCTCCGCGCTGGCGGGCTGGGCGCTCGGCCCGAAGCGTTCGGAACGCCACTCCGCCGCTCTAGATCGCTGCAAGTTCGATCCCAACAACACCGAGCTGAATTTCAAACTATTTGACACGCAGGTCCGCAGTTCGGCGGAAATCGAAAAGCGTGCTCAGCTCTCCTCTTTCGGATCGACGATTGTTCCCGCGTCGTCGGACGTCGGTAATCTCACCGAAGGTGGTGCCGCCGTCGCGCAGGAAGTCATGCAGGGCGTGGAGCGTGCGCTGCTGGCGTTCGGCGGGATGCGCGAAGCCTCTCGTGTCGTGAGGTCGAAAACTGGCGGAATCATGCCGTTCCCCATGAGTAACGACACGAACGAATCGGCAACTGTCGTCGCGCAAAACACGACGATCAGCACGACCAAGACGATCACCTTCACGCAAAAAAATATTACGACGCACAAGTACAGTTCCGGGATCATCCAAGCAAGCATCGAGTTTATCCAGGACGCCAGCTTCAACTTTTCCGAGTGGGTCGGTGAAGTGCTTGGTGAGCGCGTCGCGCGCGGGACAAACTCGCACTTTACCGCCGGCGCCACAGACTTGGCCCAGCCCGAGGGAATTACGTCGGTTCTTGACGTCGACGCTGTCGGAATCTCTTCCGGCACGACAAATATTATCAGTTACGGCGGGCTGTTGGCTGTCGAGCACTCCCTCGATCCGCTCTATCGTCGGATGCCTTCGACGCGCTGGATGTTTCACGACAGCGCGCTCAAGGCGATCAAGGGTTTGGTGGACAGTCAAGGCCGACTGCTATGGGTACCGGGCCTATCGGCAGGTGAGCCCGACACGATCCTTGGCTATCCGTATACAATCAACCAAGCGTTTTCAACCTACTCGACCGCTTCGACTGCCGTGGTCCTGGCGTTCGGCGACTTCAGCAAGTACGTAATCCGCGACGTGCAGGACATGACGCTGATTCGCTTGAACGAACGCTACGCGGACCAGGGGGCCGTTGGTTTCCTAACTCTCAGTCGGCACGGCGGTGGATATTTGAACGCCGGCACGAATCCGATCGTGGGACTCGTGCCTAGCAGCTAATTCTTGCTGGGAGTGGGTCGTCCGCCACGGCGGCGGCCCACGTCCCCCCATTTTTTTTCGGAGCAACAAAATTGGCGAAGGACATCGTTTTGCAGACGACCAAAGATCGGAAGATGCACGAAAACGCGATCCGGCAGGAGGAGTGCAGGGCCAAGGTGGCCCAGGGGTATTCCGAATCCGAGCAGCGCGCCCCAGGAAGAACAAAGATCGCGATCATCGGCAAGGCCCCGTCTAGCAGATTGCTCGCGCCGTACGACAAGACCGACGAGTGGGAAATCTGGTCGATCTCTGACAATTACAACGTCCTGCCTAGGTGGGACCGCTGGTTTGAACTCCACGATCTGGATCGGTACAAGGAACTTTATCCCGAGTTTTATGACTGGTTGCACTCGCTCGATACCTTGGGGAAAGAACTGTACGTCACCGAGCCGCGCAAAGAGATCCCAGCTGGTCTGCGATTTCCACACGAGGCATTGGTGGCCGTGTATGGCTACTACTTTACGAATTCAATTTCCTGGTTGCATGCTTACGCAATCGAGGTGTTGAAAGACTTCGTTTTCGAAAAACACGGGATCGGCAAATCGCCGGAGCATCCCGGCCTGCTGCGGGTGATGCAGGACCGGCACCCGTCAGCGCATCTAGATATCAACTGGCACCACGAACTGCGAGAGATCGACGCCACGATTGGACTGTGGGGCGTCGACATGGCGCAGCACGAAGAGTACGCCTCGCAACGTCCCGGCTGCGAGTATCACATTGGTTGGTCGCAGGGGATCGGAATCAAGACGATCATACCGGACGAATGTGACATGATGAAATGTTCGCGGCTCTACGCCGTCGAGGCGAATCGAGGAAACCTGGACACGAAAATCAGGGCGCGAAAACAGGAATTGAGCGGCCGCGCAGCGCAGCACAACACCAATCTGCGCACGTGCGAACAGACGCTAATGGCAGCCAACGGCGCGCTGGGTGAGCTGCACACGATCGCGGGACTGAACGGCCAGCTGAATAAAGAGTGGATCGAGCAGCGAATCAAGCTGATCGAAACCGAATTACGAAAACATCAAGCCGAAGGCGAATCCGAAAAGCAAAAGCTGTACATGTTGCAGGGTGCCATCGATAACCTTGAATGGAGCCGGCAATGGGCGTGAAAATCGAAGTCTTGAAGACTCTCCACACCAGCGAATTGCCAGGCACGGTAATCGAGGTCGAGGAAACGCGAGCAGCCAAGCTGATCAAGCAAGGCAAAGCCAGACTTGTCCAGCAGGTCGCCAGGCGGCGTAGGTCGAGCACGCGGGAGACGGCTGTGGAAGCTCCCGAGACGCGGGCCACTGATAAGGGAGAGTGGCAGCAGTGATAAAAGCAGCAGCGGAATTCGATTACCCGAGCCGTCTGAAGGAAGACGTCACGTCGTGTAACCTCTGCGGCGGGACGGAATTCAAGACACTGGCGAACGTCGATCGCTACGGGCTGCCACTACGGAACGTTTACTGCGAGACTTGTGGCCTCGTGTTCGTTACCCCACGTCTGCAACGCGAATCGCTGGCCGAACTGTATAGCAATCACTACCGACGTTTGGTCGACGAGTGGAGTGAGGTGCAGACCGGCAAACCTTCCGCGCCATTGCACTGCAGGCAGGCTAAACTAAATTACGCCGCCTGCGTCGGTCAAGCGTGGCACAAGCAGCTAGAGGTCTACCGCGGCTGCCGCGCCGTCGACCTCGGTGGATCGACGGGAGAAGTCTCCAGAATGCTGCGAGATAACTTCTCCATCGACTGCACCGTTGTCGATCCGTCGCCGTCCGAAGTCGCGGAAGCGAAGGCGGAGTACGAGGTCGACGGAGTCGTCAGTCTCGCGGAGGACTGGAATCCCGAAGGCAGCTATGACCTGATATTTTGCCTGCAGACTCTGGAACACCTCGCTGATCCGATGGCAGTCCTGAAAAAGATAAGGTCCGTGGCCAACGGTCTCGTGTTCGTCGATATCGTCGACTTCGGAGAAATGTTTCAGCACGTAGGTGAAAACTGCTGCAAGGTCGACCACTGCTATTCGTTTGTACACGACACGGCTTGTGCAATTCTCGCGCGCGCCGGACTGCGCGTTTGGAAGCACAGCCAGATTACTCAGAAGCCGTCGCGGTTTTACGTGTGTATTCCCGACGACGTGAAGCCTAACGCACTTCCTGGGCCGGCGGCCCTATACCACTTGATCAATGGTGTTTACAAATGCCGAGCCAGCTGGGTCAATTCGGCGTGGAACGAGCTTCCGACGTCCTCGAAGAGCCGATCACGTTCGCCGACGTCCAAGCCAATTCCCGTATAGATTCGACGGGTGAGCAGTCGCTTATCGAATCGCTGATCGTGTCTGCGCGCATGCTGGCCGAGCAGTACCTGCACCGAACGCTGGTCACGGAGACGAAGATTCTCAGCCTCGATGGCTTCGGCGGCCAAGTGATCAAACTGCCGGCGCCGCCTTTGCAAGCGGTGGCGGAGATCCGATACAAGCCGACAGCGTCGGCACCGTGGTGTGTGTGGGAGTCGGAATTTTACCACTGGGATGCGATCAGTGAGCCAGGTCGCGTGGCGCCGAATCCTGGGTATTGGTGGCCGGTGATCGAACAGCGCACCATGGGTTGCGTGCGAATCGAATATGTCGCTGGTTACGGGCAGCCGGCGGATATACCGGCGCCGATCAAGCAGGGGCTGCTGATGCTTGTCGGCCACTGGTTCGAGAATCGGGAGTCGTCGTCGGAGATGGTACCGAAACCGTTGCAGTTTTCTTTTGAAAGTCTGATGTACGCTTTCCGGTGGGGAGACCTGCACTGATGGCTTTGCAAACTGTAAAAGTCCAATTAAGCGATGATCTGTTGTGGATCAAGTGGCACGAGCGACTTGGGCAGGAGCTGACGAAGATTGCGAGGATTACGGCCGACAGAAACGGCAATTTTCGAATCACGGAAGACGATAAGGCGGAGGCGATTAACGAGTGGCTTTGCGAGCTGGAAAACTTGATCACCGAGTGACACTCGTGCGCGACGGCGCGGTGTCGTACGGGTCCCGCGGGGAGCCGGAGTCAATCCGTGAGGAGATAACGACAGTCTGGGCGCAGGTCGAGCCGCTCGGCGGGACGGAAGCCGAGCTGGCGCAACAGCTCAGCCCGGTCGGCAGAGTTAGGTTGACGCTTCGATACAGCACGGACGTCGAGGAGATTTCACCGTCGCACTGGTTCGAGCTGCCGGACAGGCTTGGCAACACGAGGAAACTGCAGATCGAGCAGATTGTCGAGCGCGACGAGCGCAGCGAGGTACTCCGCTGCGTGTGCTCGGAGACGATTTTGGAAGAGGCGTTAGCGAGTTCTTGACAAAATGGCGCAATTATTCAGCACGAGATTTACCGGCGCGCGAGCGGCGATTCGCGAACTCGAAAAGCTGCCGTCGACGATCCGTCGAAAGATTCTGCGGAACGCTTTTTCCGCTGGGGCCGGCGTGATCAAGCAATCCATGAAAATAGGCTCACCGCGTGAGACAGGACTGCTGTCGCGTTCGTGGAAAGTTTCTCGATTCAAATTGCGGCGGGACGGCACCGGGAGGATCACCGTCTTGCCGAACCGGAAGTTGGTTCGGGTAGTTCGGCGGACTGCCAAGGGAAAACTGCGAGCGACGAGCGCGCGGGTGTCGAAAGAGATCGAGGCATCCGCCGCGGTCATCGAGGCGTCGGCGCGCGGGCAGAAGATACGGCGGCGCCGGCCGGCGAACTACGCGTACCCGCTCGAGGTTCGCGACACGGCGGCAAAGGGTTTTGCGAAGAAGGCTTTTAACAGGGCTCAGGCAAGTGCGGCTCAGAGGATCACAGAAAAACTGCGTGAAGGGATTCTCGCCGAAGCACGCAAATCCAACGCTAGGACGAAGCGATCCAAATGACGACAGTCGGAGAACAACTACGATCCAAGCTGCTGGCCGACACGACGATTACCACGATCGTTGACACGAGAATTCACCAAGATCATATGCCGCAAGTCAATAGCAGGTACCCAGCGATCTGGTTCAGTCGATCGGCCGAAGAATATCACAGAACGCTCAGCGGTTCGATTCGACTCGGCACGCAATTCGACTTAGAGGTTATGAGCACGTCGATCGACGAGGCGATCATTTTGTCCGAGCGCGTCAGGCGTCTGATAGACGGCTCGCGTGGTCCATTCGGGCTGACGACGGCCTCGACTTTCGTGGTGCAAGGTGTGTTCGTCGACGACAAGTCCGACGACTACCTATTTCGCAACGACGCCTCGGACGAGGGAATCGAGGTGTGTGCTTTGGGTGTCCGAATTTTTCACAACGATTAGTTTAGTGAGGGAGATAGCATGGCCGGGATCGAGATTGGCTACGGAGCAAAATTGAGGTTTACGACTGGGTTGGCGTCGACGAGCTTCCGTGACGCGCTCAATGTGCGCGACATTACGGGACCTACGGCCGAAGCCGACGAGGTGGAGTGTACTAATTTTTCGTCGACGAATACCTACCGCGAATTTCTCCTGGGGATGATCGATCCAGGCGAGTTGAGTTTTGGCATTTGTTGGGAAACCGAGCCGTCGACGGGTTGGTTCGACACGGCCACCACGGAGATCTGGGAGCACGAACAGCTAACGACGCTGTTCTCGGGTTTGACGAACACGAATTGGCGGATTGTCTTTCCGACCACCACGAAGCTTCTGGAGTTCACGGGCCGCGTCAAAACTTTTCAGCCGACGATTCCAGTCGACGACGTAATCACAGCGGACGTCACAGTGCGGTTAACTGGTCCCATCACGTGGCCTAGTTCGGCCACGTCATAATCACAGATGAAGGAGCAAAATGAGCGAAGAAAATGGAGCACTGACAGCGGAGCAAATCCTGTCAGCCGAAGACTTGCAGTTTGAGCGCGTGGAGGTCCCAGAGTGGGGCGGATACGTGAACGTCTGGACACTGTCTATGTCTGAGCTAGAGAGTTACCAGCAGGGCATCGCGACGGCGCAGGAGAAGCTGCAAAGGCGGCCGGCGAATATGATGGCCGCGCTTGCGGCGAAAGCGATTCGAACCGCCGAGGGTGAACGCGTGTTTACCGACAAGCAGATCGGCGACCTGGGAAAAAAGTCGGCCTCCGCGTTGATGCGAGTTTTCAACGTTGCGATCCGCCTGAATCACATGTCCAAAAACGACGTTGAGGAACTAGCGGGAAACTCCGAAGGCGCCCCGAGCGAGACCTAGCCTTTGCGTTGTGCTGGCAGTTGGGGGTGCCGCATCCGGATCACTTGGGAGAGCTACTGACAGCACGGCAGTGGCACGAGTGGATCGCGTGGTTGACTTTGCGACCGCGTGGCGAGAACCGATCAGACGCGTGGAACGCCCTGCTCGTGTCCGTGGTGAACAACCGTTGGCGCTCAAAAAAAGAGGAGGCGCTGACGCCAGAGAAGCTGATTAGACTGATCGACGGAGTTAGCGAGCCGCCTAAGACGGCTGAGCAACTCGAACAAACACTGAGAATCTTCGCAGCGAAATATGGCCACCGTAGCAAGCCTCAACGTTCTACTCAAAGCCCAGACACGTGACCTGACACGAGGTCTCGAGCGCGGCGCCAAGTCGATCAAATCGTTCGCTTTGAAATTGATCGCAATTCGTGCGGGCTTCCAGCTCGCCAGATCGGCCGCGCGGCAGTTCATCGCCGTCTTCAACGAGCAGCGCAACGCGATCGACAGCTTGGCTAATCTGTCGAAAATCACAGGCTTGGTGGTCGAGGACGTTCAATCGCTGGCATTGGGCGCCGAGCTGAGCGGCAAGTCTTTTGACGCGATTGCTAAAGGAATCACGGGATTCACGAGGCGGCTGGGATCAGCCCAACGCGGAGTCGGTGATCTAATCAAGCTGAGCGAGCAATTGCAGGAGCAGGGTTTCGACTTCGACGCGACTCGCCTCGCGGAATTACCGGCAGGGGAAGCGCTGCGTGAGGCTTTCGATCTGATTGAATCTCTCCCAACCGCGTTTCTGAAGGCCGATGTTGCTGCAAAATTATTTGGGGACAACTGGCGAACAATGCTGGCCTTGACAAGCAAGGGGCGCGAGAGTCTTGACGGCTGGAACAAAGAATTGCGAGACATGAACGCGAACTTGTCGAATGTCGACACGGCTGGCGTCGAGCTGATGAACAGCGAATTCACGCGTGCCAAGCTGGCCGTGAAGGCAATGTCTGCGGCGGTAGTAGTCAAGCTGGCCCCGGGAATTATCGTGGCCACCAGAGCCGTCTTGAATTTTCTCAAGCAAGCGAATCAAGTCACCCAGGTTCGGGCGAACTTCGGGTCACTGGTGGACATCGTTGGGCAAGTCACCGCCGCGCTAAAAAAATCTGTCGACGTGCTGAGCAAGATTGCCGGCGTCGTATTGGTATTCCGCAGCAATCTGTTGAAGACGCAAGAGGTCGGCAGGAGGCGAGAAATCGCTGTCTTGGGCCAGTTCAGGAGTCAATTGCAACAGAATCAAGCGCAACAGATTCAGGATAGTCTTTCAATTGACTCGATCAGCAAAGACATACGAACAAAACAGGAGCAATTCAACGAGCTGCTGGAGGAGATCAATACCACGGACTCCGTGTTCCGCCGCTACGTGCTGGAGAGGCAAGGGGTCTTCAGGAGGCAAGACATCAATCAATTGGTCCAGCTCAGGAGTCAATTGCAACGGAGTCAATTGCAAAATGCTCAAAAGGCTCGTCAGAATGCTCCTGCAATTGACGCGGTCAGCGAAGACATACGAACAAAACAGGAGCAACTCAAAGAGCTGCTGGAGGAGATCAAGATCACGGACGCCGCGCTTACCGATATCTATTCGAAGAGTGGCGTAGGCGTGCCTTTGTCACAAGCGCTCGACAGCGTGGCCGGCGGCGTCGCGAAGGTCGTCGATGATTTTACCGACGAACTTCGCGCCATCGAGGACGAGATCAGAAAAATGGCGGAGGTCCCGCGACAAGTCCCACCGCCACCGGATGTCGACGAGGAGGTCGACGAGGTGAACGATTTTGCTGCGAGAAGCAGTCCAGCCCCAGACATCGCCGCCCTGCAGCGAGGCAGTGTTGAGGCCGTCTCGCGAATCGCAGATCTGTTCAACAAACAGCAGCGAGAAGACGCGCAGGCTGATTTGCTGGACGAACAAAGGAGAGCTAACGCACTGATGGAAAAATTGTTAAATCACGTATTGAGTGCACCGAAACTTCAAGTCGCGTCGAGTCTATCCTAATGGCCATTACAGACGTCAAACGACTGACTGAACGCGACGGCGAGTGGCTATTGTCCAGTGATGGCTTTGACCGATCGTACAATTATGTGTTCCTCGTACAAACGAACGATATCAACGACGGTCCCGCAACCGTTATCCAATCGCTCCCCTTCACTCTCGGCGCGCCGTATATTGGGGAATCGATTACCGAAGGGGACTTAGGCGCGCAGCTGAACAAGATCCGACTCTCGCACGTCAACAAAAATCCGAAGCTCTGGAGAGTCGAAATAGGTTTTGCTTCGTTGCAGGGAAACGATCCAGAGGAAGTCGAGAAGCCCGATCCCACGGACCGGGAGCCAAAGGTCGGTGTCCGGTTCGAGAAAATTCAGCGGGTAACCACGGCGGACATCACTACAGACAATGAATTTGATCCGAGTGCCCCAGCCGTCAACACAAAGGGTCAAGCGTTCAACCCGCCACCGACCTACGAGCGCACTGTACCAGTGATCTGGGCGTACGAGGATTCCGCTTCATTCAGTTTCGATGAGGCTTGCGAAACGCAAGACCTGATCAACTCGGAGGCGTTTCTCGGATGCCCGGAGCGGACGCTGTTGCTCAATATTGTCAACGTGGAAGAACGCTTCGAAAACGCACAGCGACTCTGGCGTAAACACTATGAGCTTCGACACAATCCGTTGACGTGGGACAACCGGGTATTGAACCACGGCGTTGTCGACGACGGACAGGGCGTTTTTAGGGAGGCGTTACTGTCGTCCGATTCGACTGTCCTATCAGCCACACAGACGTCACTGGTCGTGTACCTCACGTTTCGGCCTTACATGGCAGTAGACTTTTCGTCTAGCCCACTCGTGCCGACAGTAATCCAAATCTTGCCTTCACTACCACTTTCGTAGGAGATAACAATGGCCGACGAAATAACAATCACGATCAAGGGGCAGGTGATCAACGGCAACCTGCGCGACACGTTCACGCCTGGCACGCTGAAGTACAATCAGGGGGACAAGGCGGCGTACTCAAACGTCGTCACCACCACAAGCGAAACGACCGGCGTCGCACTCGACCTAGGTTCAGCGTCGACTCGCGCCGGCTGGTTTTTTTACAGGCATTTGGCCGATACCACCGCGTCGATCTACGTCGGGAGCGTCGTCGGCACGTCCTTCATGACGTTTTCCCGAATCCAGCCAGGTGGATCAGGTGTGTTTGAATTAATGCCGGGAACAAGCTACAGCGTCTCGGGTTCGACGTCGGACACGGTCTACTCTTCATTACACTATTTGGTCCTTTCGACGTAATGCCAGATCGCGTTTTCGGTCTTGACGCTAGCGGCGCGGAACGAATTCGCCGCGTACTTCAGACTGTCGAGAATCAGGTAATCGACCCGGTCAGGTCGGGCCCGGATCTGCAGTGGCAGCCGGAAATGCGTTTGGTTGTCACTACGACAGCGGTCCAGCCGAATAACACGACGCCGCTCTCGGTCACTCGCTGGACTGACACCGCAACGACGGTCCTGCCAACCGCCACAACGTTGAGCTTCACCGCTTTCGACTGGAACGGCTGGGGATTCGAGAAGAATTACAAGGCCACCGCGTTCCGACCCTTGCCTGCGTACAAGTGGTATTGCGCGCAACCTCCGGCTGCCAGGTACGGTGTCGTCTCCGCGGCAATCACGACGCGAGGCAGCAGCTCCGTCTGCGACACCGTGAAAGTCAATCCTTCGACGGACTGCGCCGGTCTGGGGCGAGACACGGAGACGACGTTCACGATCAATCTGCCAAATCGTACGGGAATCGCGTCGACGCTGACGACCGGCGACGTCGTGCTCTACATGCCACAGCTCGGCGGTGATCTCGTGCTCGTCAGTCCCTATTCAGCGTCTGGAAGCGCTGACATCAAGTGGGGAAAAGTGACGACTGTCGGTGTTACGACAGGAGCCGGGTCAACCGATTGTGACCACGTCGCTATCAATCCTTCGACCGACTGCTCGGGCGCCGGGACAGACACAGGTACTACGATCTCGGTGATCCTTCCGCGCCGCGCCGGAATCGGTCCCCACCTCACGGCCGGCGACGTGATCTCGTACGTGCAGTCCGTCGACAGCAAGCAGACGATCGTGTCCGACTACTCGGAGCCGTCGAGCGGCGTCAAAATGCGCTGGGCGAAAGTTAATTCGACCTCGATTGACGCGGATCCGGCAGACGCCTATCAGTGCCACCACGTCAATGCTTGGCCCTCGACCGACTGCGACGGCAGCAATCTCGACACGGACACGACGATCACGATTTACTTGCCGGATATATTGCGCGCGGATAGCATTCTCACAACGGGCGACATCGTGGGCTACCAAGACGACGTTAACGGTGAGAACGTGATAGCGACCGATTTCGCATCGCCGGCCGTCGTTCTTCGAATTAGCACCTTGGTAGCGAGCACAGCAGCCGACGGCACTCCGCTGCGGGCAGACACAGCGACCCACCTATGGAGCTGCCACACTCAAATCGGCGTCACGGCGACTACCAGCGCCAGCTATGCGTCGACGGACGCCGAGTGGATCGACCACACGCAAGGGTTTTGCTTTTTTCTGAACAATCGCACGAGGCAGGACGCTTACGCCGGCGAACGCGATCGATACATCGGTGTCAGAGTCGGAACAAAAGAAGGCACGCCAGTCTACGCGATCAAAGACGAATACCGACGCTATCCGATTCTAGTAATCAACCTGACGGGAGAAGAGATCCCGGCGTTTGGCGTGATGCAAGTATTTTCCGGCACGCACCATTCCGAGCAGCGCATATTCAACGTCACGAAAGCGGGGGCCGACTCAGCACAAATCGAACAACGGCCGCTGTTGTTGAATTCAGAATGGCCGATTCCCGCCTTCAGTCGCGGGTGGGCGGCGATTCCTGGGATTCAGCCACTGCCGGTATTGTGTTCCACTGCCCGAATGGGAGGTGGTATCAACTACACCGGACGCCGATGGTACGTCGATCCGACAAGCGAGAATTGGGCGCTCGTAAGTGACTCGACGATACACCGGCCTCCGAGCGCAAGGTGGAATTTCATCAACATCAATGTCGGGACAAGTGATGAAAACCACTTCGTTTTGGAGCCGTTGCCTGAGGTGGCGAGGTACGGCGCGATCGCAACGACACTGACAATTGACATCAATGGTTGCGCAAGTTTTAAAGTCAACCAATTTCTCGATTGTCACCATTCCACAAAGCTGCGCGAGCAGGATTTTCCAAGCGTCGGAACAGCTGCCTACAGCACACACACGGTTTATCTACCGAGCACGAAGGTACAGTTTGATCTCGGCGTCGGCGACAAGGTACACTACCTACGCGCGACCGACGACAATTTCGTTCTGATCAACGCGGCGCCAAAGGGATCTACGGCGACGTCGATTCTTTGGGCAAAAGCAACCACTCACTGGACTTATTCCGGATCCTATCCCTCGACGACATGCCCTACTGTCGTTTGTAATCCGTGCACGGATTGCGACGGCAATGGGGTCACGACAGACACGATCACTTTAGAGCTGCCGACGTTTTCGAACGACGGCAGCCAAGTCAGGACGGATCCAAACGTCGAAACTGGGAATGTCATCGGTTACATTCAGGACGCCGCCTCTGACAGGATCGCTGTCGTTGGTTGGGACGGCGATGCGATCGGGTCGATGAAAATGTGGGCGCGCTCTTCGTTGACGAGCGGCATTCAACAAGGGTGGCGCGTGATGGACGGATCCGCGAACGCGTCGGGCGCCGCTGGCGTTAAGACCGGTTCCGGCTGGGACATGCGGAATTTCTTCCCGCGAGGCGCCGGTAACACGGAGTACGGTGTGACTTCCGGTAGTTCGGTCCTCACACGTGATCAGCTGCTGCACTCCCACCCAATGCCGAACACGCCCGAGAACGTGGATATTAACCTCGACGGCGCAACCACGTTCGTCACTCGCTTTACCACGCTCTGCACTGGCAATCCGACGCAGAACGATACCGATTTCGGAAGTTCCGACACGTCGCTGCAGTCGTGCGGTACAGCAGCGTGGGGTCCGCTGCCGATCATGAATCCGCATCGAGGCGTTTATTTCATAGAGCGAATTGACAACTCCTCTACATAGCCATGCCGACTGCACCGCACAACGCACAGCACTTGCCGACTGGTCCGTTGGTCGATTTGGCGACCCACGAGTGGGCCGAGAAGCTGCGCAGGAGAGTGCAAGGACTAGTGCGAGGTTACGCCTCGATTTGGCCGGACTACGAAGAGGATCGCTGGTATCTGACGGACTACGCGAAGGGGAGATTAGTCGCGGACGATTGCAGCGAGTGCGTCAGGAACTCGATCCACAGGAAGCGGAGACAGATTCGCGCCCTAGAGCGCGCAGGCGGTCTGTATGGCGGCCACAAGCTGTTTGTCGTCTTGAAAGACGGGGCTTTTCGGCTACTAAACGGTCATAACACTGTAGCACAGCTAATTGTGTTAGAATTACCAGTAACAGCCATCTGGATCGACGCCCCAGAGAATCAGTAGTCTCGTCCCCCCATGAAGATCGCGGTGCTCCTGGCGTCCAGGGGCACGAGGCGATTGGATTGGAGTTCTTCATGCAAAACACCACCGAGGAAAAGCACATCATCGCAGCGATACTCAGACCAATTATGGCAGCTACGGGAATCGTAGTCTCCTGTCAAATTGCACAGTGGGCAACGCTCGAAATGCGCTGGCGCGATTTAGACAGTAAGATTACTACGATTTGGACAGTAATGTTGCAAGATCGCCGTGAGGCACGTGAAGCAAACGTTTCAGCTGAGGGGTTGCGTACCATGTCGAGAAATCACTTATGCAAATTCAGCGGTTGCATGCGCGTAGCGCTCGAGTCCGGCAGATACTGCGCCCCGCACTCGCGCGTGCAACAGGCGGTACCTGCTGCGACTCCGAAGCGGAAGCGGGTGCAGGAGAAAACGGCGAACCGAGGCTACAACGAAAGTTGGAGAAGAATGCGCAAGCATTTCCTCCGCCAACCGGAGAACGTATATTGCAGGCTTTGCGGCGGACCGGCGGCGGTGGTCGACCATGTCGTCCCGCACAGGGGTGACAGACGGCTGTTCCACGACCGAGCCAATTGGCAACCACTCTGCGTGACGTGCCACGGACGCAAGTCGCAAACAGAAATGATCACTTAGAAAAGGAGTTTGCAAATGGCAGAATCTAATCCACTCGGCGGGCCCTTGGCCGCGGAGAAACCGGTTACAATCGAGACCGGAACAAAGCACACAACGGGCGGCAACACAACGCCTCCCACGGCGTCACAGGACGGTGTTCTGCCAGGGCACAACGGCCTTTCCTCCCCTAGACACTAGCTCCTCAAGCTACTGAACAGGCCATGGGCACACAGAGATTAATTCGATTCGCGTCTGCGATCATGGGCGCGTCCAACTCCACTGGCGGAGCCGGAGGAGGAGGAGGAGGACCGTCGGATCCGATTGCCGATCTGGCTCCGCTCTACTGGTTTGACGCCACAACCCAGATCGGTAATTCGTCCGATTCGCTTTCACCTACCAGCGACACGAGAATCGGCTATTGGGGAGACTTGAGCGGCAATGGCCATCACTTGCGAGGGATCGCTACCACTGTCACCTACCCCAGATTCGAGCCCACGCACGCAGGGTTCGGCGATCTTCCGACAGTGAGACACTCCTCGTCAATCCTCACCAGTCCAACACCGACGATCACAGGCGGGGAGTGGACGGCGTTTGTAGTAGCACAAACAATCAATGCCGGGCTCCGCGGGCACTGGCTCAGCTCCTCAACGGGCTCCTTCGTGTCCGCGACGGCGATCTACGAAATACGGTCTCAAAGCGGCGCTTGGAACTTCCAGGGTTTTGGTGTCTCGTGGAGTTCAGCGGCGACAAATACCACGACTCCTTCGATCTATGCCGTCCGTGTGACGTCTGGTCGTGGCGAGATTTGGGAGCTAGGTGGCGCGTCAAAGTTTGCTGTCAACACCACGGACGGCGCTGCGAGCGTTGGGCTCAACACAGGAATGAGCGCCGATCAAGCATTCAAGGGAGAGTCAAGAATTTCGGGAATCGTTGGCTGGTCGAGCGGGCTGTCGAACGCTCAGCTTGACGAAGTTGGTGAAGCGCTGGGCGATAAGTTCGGCTTCACGTGGAGCCCGGTCACTACTTAGCGGAGTCAGGAAGGTGGATTACGACAGTCGCTTGTTTAGGTACTTGCTCACCGCCGCGGCAATCTGTATCTACGGCTGTCTTGTCGGATTTGCTTCGTGGTTGCGACTCCACTGGTAGCCACCTTTGGTGACTTTATGACACCCGTCCGGGTACTGCACCGATGGGGGGGTCATTTTCTGCCTGCGTTGGCTGTGACGCCGGGGGGGGGGGCCGCCTCAAGTTTTCCCTGAATTTTGAAGTATAAAAATGGCGAGACGATCTTCACCAACGAAACTCAAGATCCTGAAGGGTGAGAAAAATAAGGACCGAATCAACCAACGCGAACCGGTCGCGCCGTCTGGAAGTCCAGTGTGTCCTGAGTGGTTCGACGCAGAATCACGCGCGATCTGGGATCGGTTGGTGTCATCCTTGGAATCGATGGGAATTGTGAGTGCTGTTGACGGTGAATCTCTGGCCATTGCGGTGCAGTGCTACCAGCGTTGGAGCAAGGCAAGCCGTGACGTGGCTAAAAGGGGATTCGCAATCACGACGGCGAGCGGCAAGATCGTGACGAATCCCAGCGTAGGTGTCTGTGAACGTGCGGAAACTCAGTGGCGCCAGTACGCACAATGTTTTGGCTTAACACCCTCGGGCCGCGCCTCTATTCACGTCGATAAGGACCGGCAAAAAAACGTATCGAAGCTCGCCAAGTTCCTGGCCTAGCAATCGCACACTTATTCGTCCTCCACTAACTTCGCGTAGGCCAATGAATTTCGAAAACATAGTCAACAGGCACTGTCAATTCGCAAGACACGTCAGTGTGATAGACGTGTAAAAACTCCCCGTTGCATTCAACAGACTCTTTCACAAGAGGCAGATCGGCAGAGCTGCACATTACCCCCGCTTCACCGTACCATTTCCTTTCCACGAACAATCTAGTCACCTTTCAATCCAGAACCGGTACTCCACCTCGAACTCCGGGTTGTCCCAGCTGGCAATTCCCACGCACGGCTGGTAGCAAATTGACACCGGACTGTTTTCGCGCACCCAGGTCTTAGTGATCGCCGCGGGGACCTTGTCACCGTTCCATGCGTGCAGCGTTGTCCAGCCCTTTTCGCTCGCGGTAGGTTGATAGCTGAACCCGAGGAAGCCGATCGTGCCCAGACCGTTCTCGTCGCCGTTGTCATGCAGCTGGCCAAGCTCATTACAAACGTCATTGGTGATCCCCACGTTCACCTGCACGCGCACAAGCTCGTTGCGTTTGCATCGAAACGTTGAAAGCATCCACCGTTGTAGCCAATACTTCGCACGATTCTGGTTAGCATGATCAAAACATCCACAAGGGAAGGCCACCACGCATGAACGTCCCGCTAGGCGCACGATCGGCACGTACTTTTGGTGGGTCCAGAACTGATCCCAATCCCACTCCGGCAAAAGCAACCCGCAGTTATTAGCTCTAGAGTCAGACAACTCGTGAATCACCAGATTCTCAGCCGTCGCGGCGTCCTCTGCCACCCACTGGCCTGTTAGTTGTCCCCAGTAGCCGGACAAACGCAAGTTCGTGCAGCGAGCAGCAGTCATCTGCCGGAATCGGTGGCCCATACTTTCCCACGACAAAACGCCGTTGATGGAGCGATTATTATTTTCTAAGTGAAGCGTCAAATCACACTCGTCGCAATTCTCGAACTCCACACCGTCCAAGCCGTTCGATTCGCTGTAAATTGATCCCTGCACGCCTCGTAAAGCTGTTGCTCTTACACCGATTCCGCCAGCTTGTCGCACGGTTGCGTGTAACTGCGCGGCGTGCAGTCGATTGATCACAAGGCCTTCGTTGGCACAATCGAAACAATACAGATTCTGCACGCTCCCGCCGTCCCAGTCACTGAGTTCTACGCCGGTCCTGGCCGTCACGCGGACGTTATCGATCGT